TCATCCGTTAAGTAAGGTTGAAAGTTATTTGAATTAAAATTTAAATTTTCCCAATAATCCCTATTGTTTAGAGTCGTGGTGCCTAATTCTTGCCTCCCATCAAAGGATGCTGACACAAAGGTTGAAAAATCATCTTCTTGTTTTAAACTATAATTTATATTTTTTATTACAACATCCAATCCTCTATCTGGTTGAAATATTCTAACAAATTCATTTCCTGTGCCACCCTCGGTTGGATGTCCACCTATCGATTGGTCGTCTTTAAAGTCGGTAAATAAATCTTCTATTTTTGTAAATTGAATCATAATTCATTACATCGGTGCTTGTTCATCAGATTCTTGTTCGTATTCCAATTCTATTTCTACAAAAAACTCAATTGTCGAACCTATACTTTGTCCTGGAACAGGCTCAGTTAAGTTAACCGTATTTCCACCTATTGATTCGATTACAAAATTTTGTGTTTGCCCGTATTGAAGCAAGGTAACGGTCATTCCAGCCTCTACCTGTTGTATTAAATTATTATCATCTACAGATTGAACTGCCCATATACTGGCATCAGGTGTAGGCATAGCTAACGTGCCAGACAATGTAACAGTCCGAACTTGTTGAGTCTGTTGTTGAGTTTCTATTTCCTCTTCCTGTGTTTCTTGTTCTTCTATATTTTCAGGTACATTTATCTGTAATGAATCAACCAAGAACCCACGTGCTGTTAGTAATTCCGATTTACTAATTATTTCCACTTTACATTTAGCACCCAATCCACTATTAGCAACTAACTCATCATCATCATTACGATGATTCAACCAATATTGTTTACTGTTACGTAAGGATGATTGCTCATGTAGATTTAACTCTTCAATGTTTGGATTATAAGTAGCACATATAAAATACCACTCGTCTAAATTATCGGTTAATATTTGTGGATAAATCTCATGTATTACGGTATCATCATAAAAACCAATTGGGCTACTTTGATTAGCAGTACGTCTACCTCTCTGTGGAGTTCCCCAATGATTGTCTCGTAGAGTTCCATCTTGTTCTCTTACGGCTAATCTAATCCATCTTCTGTAGTTACCATCAGCATCTACATTGGTTCTTGTTTCCAATCTAATGCCACTACCATCTTCTTCCAATGGATTACCGAAGTTAAAAAGAGTACCCTCTGAGGTTTTACTGACGAATCTTACCCACATGGTTACTGTGAATCCATCATTTAAATAAGAGTTATTTTTTTGAAACTCTAACTCACCGTTGTTAGGTGCTCTTAAAACAATTGCTTGATTTGGTTTTCTTATTTTTAAAAAACCACTTGATTTATTTTCATAAATAGGTCTTTGATCTTGAACTTCTTGAACAACATTGTCAACATCACCCAAGTAATTATTCAAACGATTTCTCATGGTCTCTAATGTTTTACCCACATTTCTAACACCATTATTATCTTCGGTATGGGAATCTAACCGAGTTATGAAAGCACCTCTTTTGTTTTCAAAACTTATTCTACTTTCTACATCTTCAGTTTCGTTTTGTATTGACTCGCCAACACCATCGTTATCCACATCTTGAAAACCAGGTTCGGGTCCTATTAATTCATTAAACTCTTGAAAAAAATTATCAACACGAGTCTGCTGTGTGGATTGTGGTGGTAACAATTCAAATATGTTTGTATCTAATATTTCTTTAGCTTTTGTGGCACTTACTCTTTGTCCTGTTGACGGAGTGGTTAATTGAGATAGGTTCAATACATTTACCCATTCGTAATAATACCATTGACGCAAGTAGTCATCACTATTAGGTGTTCCAACACTATTTACAATATGAAGTAAATCACCAAACGGAACATCAATTTTAACCTGCTCATTTCTATACCTTAACTTATAATTTATATTTTTTATCTTAAAATTTTCTGGCATGTTTTGTGCTGCTGACATGTAATTTTCTAATCCATATTGACTTATCGTATCTGATATAACAACATCTTCATCAGGTGATAATTCAGATACAACTGATATCTTGTCTGATATGAATTCACTTAAATCAACAACGCCATTGTCAACAAAACTAGAACTTATATTATTGATTACTAATGATAGTTTACCATCGGTTAAATCCTTTTTGTTTTCTGGCGTGTTTCTATCTTTTTTAAAAAATACTAATTGTTCGTCATCACTTCTACCAGTTGTTATTTGACCGTCTCTGATTGTAGTTTGTAATGTGTTCAAATTCAAATCGATTGATGCCTCTTCTCCACCTTGTGTCATGTCAAAAAAAGTGTTGTTATTTGCATAATCGTTATCCAATTCACTAAACCACTTTGTGTAAACCAAATCAGAAAAGGTTTCTTTGATTACGTTTTCATCTATTTCAAATGTATCGGATGTTGTTGAACCTTCTATACCATAATCAAACTCATCTCTCGAAACAATTATTTCCCTAAGCACCATATCGTGAATGACATTTATCTCACCAGCATTAATCATCAATGTTCCGTCTTGATGTTTGTGATAAGCACCGTAATAAGGCTCGCCTGCTAAATCTCCAAACTTATAAACAAACTGTGATGGAAATACTATTGGTGAATCCAAATTAATTTCAACTATTGGATTTAATCCATCCATGTTGATATTTTCAACCGATTCTATTGTTGTTTCTAATGAATTATTTACTATTGTTATATCACCTGATTGAAATGGTGGGGGAGTAGAAGAGTCTATTGTGTATTGAGGATCAATTAAAAATAATTCTCCGTTTATCTTGTAGACTTCAACTTCACCGTGATCTGTTATTAAAGGAGTCTGACCAGTTATGTATTGAACTGTATCACCTGATTCAAGTTCTCCGAAATCCTGTAGTGAAATTTTAATAGTACCATATCCACCACCATAACTTCTGCTCATAGATCCTGATGTATGATATGGCATTTTAACTCCTTAGTATGAATTCAAAATCATCATCGTATACGAGAGTTTGGTCATCATTGTGTTTAACTTTAATTAAAATTTTATAAGCTCTGTTTGGTTCAAATCCATTTAAATCCTGCATAAAGTAAGGTGAAACTGAATCACAACTCATTGTGGTATAAGCACCAAACGGAATGACTTCTTCATTTGTTGCCATATCAATTATTGAATACGAAGCACTACCCTCGGCAAAGTAACTACCACTTACGGTTTGTATTGATGTGGTAAAACTCTTATTGATGTATCGTTTACGAGCACCGATTCTAAACTTAACGGTCTCAGTTTCTTTGTATGCTTCCCTCGTATGTAACTGATATAAAAAGTTCTCCACGTTGCCGGACAAATTCAATGGAGTTAAACTGCCGGTATTTGAGCCTGTTGCTGGAGAATGGTCATCCCATCTTAATTCCAACTTAGGTGAATAGATTGTATTGGTTTGTCTTGAGAAGAATTTTAAATCTTCAAAACTACCCGTTGATGTTTCCCTACTGCCAGATAATCTTAGTAAAAATCCATGATTATCATTGTCTCCACTAAACCACTTTTTAGCAATACTCGTAACGTCCATGTTGATGTCAGGTTTTTCCAATGAAAAGGATTGTGTTACCTCATCAGATGAGATGAATGAAGCACCTTGTGTTGCCCATTGTAATTCAATACCATTTTTATTTTTTCTAAACTTCCAACTACAACCTTCTGTTGTTTTTGGTCTATCTGCTTCCTTACCGATTCCCTCGTCCCATGATTCACTTATTGGATAAGCAGCAATATCATAGGTTTCACTCAATCCACTTGTACCTTTGGTTTCATAAAGTCTTAAATAAAGCTCATAGTCCTTAGGCAATACGGATGAGCTAATGTAACTTTCTATTTCATCCGTGTCAAACTGAATCAATGCTCTTGTTTGATAATGAAACTCTTGATTAAAAAATACCTTTTTGATTTCTAATATTTCATCTTGACCAGTATTCTTATCCTTGAAGTCATCACCCGTGATACTATCCGAACCACTATTGATAAAGGCATCCTTGACAGCAAAAAAATAACGATGCATTAGACTACCCTCCCGTATATGTCATTATCAGGATCTCTTAACTCAAACACTGCTGGTGTAACGGATGGTTTTACTATATCGTTTACTGTGGCATTTTCAAAGTTATATTGAAATCCATAACCAGCAGTTCCATTAACTGACGGTGTTCCATCACCCTTGTAGAAGTGAAATTTCTTTGAATTTAATGAAGTCGGAAAATTATCTATCTCTGAAGTATCTTGTATTAACTTTAGGGTTTTGATTCCGATGACACCATCCAATCCTAATATATTATATTTTAAATCACCGAGATTTATGTGTTGTCTGAATTGCATCTTTCCTACTTTGAAAAACTCTTTGATTACATTTATGGTTTCTAATTTTACATCGGTGGAATTAAATCTTCTGTCATAATTGACTTCAAACTGAACTCCAAAGTTTATTATGTAGCCAGAAAATATATCATCTTGCAATTGAAATCCAAAATCTAATGAATCATTTATCATTCTGAATTGTTCCACATACAATCTTAAATTATTCAATGCTAATAAAGGAGTTTGTACTAATTGTCTTTGTTGATTATAAGACAATGTATAAATTTTTAATGTTCCAATATCATCGTTTCTATGTACATAACACTTAGCGATGTTACCAAACTTTGCTGGTAGATTTAAAATTCTTGCTTGATAATCTTCACGAGTTACACATCTCAATTGTGAGGCAAAGAATGATTTAGCATTCTCTCTAATCTCATCAACGGTTTGACCATCAGTACCACCCAATGCCGGTACATCATTTGTAACTGTAATCGATTCATCCGAATTATTTATCTTGGTTAATTCACCAGCTTGAGCATTGGAATCAGCACCACCACCAACTCTATAAGTTATGGTCATTATGGTGTTAGATGGTGTCTCTCCTAAATTCAATGAGTTGTTAGTTGTTAAGTTATTCAAACTGGCATTTATCACACTACTTGGAACGCCAGACAAATTTAATCCTTGTTGTTCAATCATTGAGAATAAACTAGCTCCACTTGAACCTGAAATATTTAGTCTATTTAATCCATTACCAAATTGTAACTTCATTGTGTTATCATCAGGATCTATTTTAGTTGTAAATTTTTTGTTAGTGTTTATGTAGTCTAATGTAAATGGAATAGCGACCTCGGTTGATACACCACCACCCACGATGTCTTGATTGTAAGCATCACCACGTCCGTCTTGTGTGTAATGAGTCTCCTTTAGTATTCTGTCTTGTGCTAAATAATCAACCTCGTACCATCTTTGATTAGAGGAATCTACACAATTCAAAACCTCTATAACATTATCTTCACCCAAATCCAATTCTAAAAATTTTGTAGGACTTGTTATGGTGAATGATTTTGTTTTGGTTTCACCAGATACAGCTTGTACAAATCTCGTTAATGTATAGCCTGTTGCTTCTCCGTTAGCATTAAATGAGGTTGGTGCTCCAATAGATGGAACATCAGGAGAACCAGACACGGTAAAGTCAATCTCACCTAAAGTTTCAAATTTTAAATTAGAGTCTATGTTTGATTGTATCTGTAATCCACTATTTATTGGATTTTGTGGAGCAGAGCTATAATCAGGATTACCATCAGCATCCACACCTACATCCGTGGTAACTCTCAATCTAGCTAATGATGGTGTGTTAGGAGAAACCTTGTATCCTAAAAATTCAGACAACCTAACCACATTTCTCTTTTCCGTAGCGGTTGCTAAAATGTTTTCCTTGTAATTATAATCAATGTAATAACTCAATACATCACCAACATAACTTGTCAATTCAATCAACATCATACCAGGTGATGTCTCGTTAAAATCCTTGTAAGTATCAGGAAAATAAGCTTTAGTGTATTCTATTAAATCTGATTTTATTGAGACAAAATCTTTACTCGTGTATTTTACATTCGATGGTTTATATTTTTGGTCTTGTGAATATGCCATTACCTTACTCCAACACTACACCAACCGATTCAATCGTGTTTGGTGCTCTCTTAATATTAAATACTATCTTGATGTTAATTTGATTTTTATCTTGATTGCTAGTATCTATATCTATTTCCCTTAACTCTACAAAAGGCAACCAAGTAGCAAAGGTATCCACAATATCGTTTTCAATTTGAACTTGAGTGTCCTCTGTAATTTGTTCAAATAAAAACCCACGAATACCCATACCCAAGTTAGGTTGAAACATTCTCTCACCCTTTTGTGTCTGTAATAATAATCTGATATTATTCTTTACCGACTCAATTGTTGTCTTAGTTGTTGCAAAATATCCGTCTTGATTGGGTATTCTAGCAAAAGGAAAATCAATCCCAACAGATACTCTTGTATCCTTGTCTTCTATGAGTTGGTTATTTCTTCTATCAAGTATTGGCATTATTTATTTCCTATTTGTATTTATTCGATTCGCCTTTGACTTCTTTTTTTCTTAATCTTACTATAGATTTATCAGAACCATCCTTTGCTAATAGAGAACCGTTTGCAGCTTGATTCTGCACATCAACATCAGCGGTTGAATCAATAAAGGGAATACCTGGTGCTTCACCTTGTAAAATCATTGGTGTTAATGGTTGAATAAGCGGAGCTCCTGGAGGTCCTACTGCTGGTATCGGTGTTGATGGAGAAGAAGTTACAATAGGTACAAAAACAGGTGCACTTAACTTATCCACTCTTAATACTGCTCTATCCGTAAAATAATCAAGTATTGCATTTGCCAAGTCTTCTGCTAACACCGAGACCTTTTCCTTACCCTCAGCAGACACCTCGTAATCAGGATCTTTATCAACCTTGATGTTCTTCAAGAAAGCATTTTCTATGTCGGTTTTAAGCCCCATTCTTTACCCTTGATTTTTCGTCTGCCTTCTTAATTACCTGTGAGTAATCTTTCGTTAAAGCATTTGCTAAATGGTCTGGCAATTGATTAACATTATCTTGAACTGATTTAACTTCAACACCATCCCTTTCAATTGTTTTCCACTCACCAGATTCAGCCGTTTCTTGAAGTAAACTATTTAAAACATTACTATTGGTTTTGGGTGATGATACATTTGATTGAACCTTATTCTCACCGTTCATCAATTTTTTAAAATCTGTAGTTTGTGGCACCTGAGTTCTAGCTTCATTTATATTACTAGAATTACTCTTAACTACTACTTCATCTAGTTTTTTCTCAAGTCGACTAAATTTATAATCTAACTCTTCTCTTATTATATCTCTAATTAACTTTTTAAATATATTAACCTTCATTCTTGACCTCTTACGTTTTGTTCTAAATAATGATACTGACTTAAAAATCTTGTTCCACCACCAGAACCTGGTATTGGTAGATTAGTATTTTCATCAATTTCTCTTGGTTGTAGTCTATCTATTAGACTCTGTATTCTTGGTAGAATTGGACTTGATGTAGCGTCAACCATTGGAGTTGGCACACCTTGAACCAATGCTCTTGAATCCTTTAACAATGTCATAATTTCCAATAATATTATTCTGAGCTCATCACCCAATACCATAGGTTGAGCTTTGTTCTTTGCTTCCTTACTTATATAAATATTCTGAGATTCAATAACTGTGAATCCTTTATTTGTAATAGTTACATTTCTACCAGCACCTAAATTAATGTTACGAAATGCTGACACGGTAAAGTCATTGTTTTGAGCATCAAATGTAATCCTATCTGAAAACATTATTATTTGGTCAAAATCAGTTTGCTGTTCAGCAGCTTCTTCAACTTGACCAAAGGACATGTTAAATATATTTTCACCATCATCATTACCATGACCAATAAAGTAACCAGGATATTTGTACTCATTACCTATGTTTGGAAAGGGTAAAGTTTCTCTTCCCAATCCTATGACTCTATCACTTGACAGCTGATTATAATTATCAAAGTAATCAGGTATCCTACCTAAAGACAACAATCCCATTATAGAACCATTGTTTCCATTCAGATTATTATTTCTAATTATACTATAAGGATTAATAAATCTATATCCAAGTTGAAGTGAATTACCATGCCTCCCCTCTAATGTCAAATCAGATACATTAGACTCAACCTCAGCATCAGAACCTACCTCACCTATGCCAGTATCATAAGGTCTATCTAATAATATATTTTTTATTTTGTTTACTTTGTTTATTGCTCTTTTTACAAAGTTTACATTATAACCGTTTTCATCATCCTTTCTATCATCCAATACTATTCTGTTTGGATTTAAATTTGGATTATATAAATGGTCTGGACTATAGTTGGGATTATTCAAAGTGTTTAGAGGACCTAAATAAAAAAATATACTTCCTATTTGAGTATATAATACGCTGTCTCCACGAGAAATAGAATCAGCAAATCCACGTAGTAATGGTTGTGCTAGATAAAACTTCTTAACGTAATCAGATGGT